TACGACGCCGGTGATCGCGTCGGTTGTCTCTTGGCTGGCGGCATCGATGTAAGTGCTGGTTTTGCTGGATAGGCCCCAGAATTGTTTCGTGTTGACGACCCGGAATGCCTGAACCAGAGTGCTCAAGCCCGTAACCGTGGCCTTGATGCCAGAGTCAAGTTCTGTGGTTTTCTTTTTGAAGAAGCTGAAAACACCCACGACAGCCAGAAGGGGCAGCGCAATAGCGCCAGCCGCCGCGCCAAATGCCCCGATGCTGGTAGTGGCTGTGCCAAGCACACTGGAAAGATACGTACCTGCTGCGCCGATGCCCCCGCCCGCTCCGAAAAGAGACGTGACGAGGCCGGACGCGCCAGAAAACACGCTGCCTATAACTCCACCCAGCAGTCCGCCCCCAGCAGCACCAGCACCACCCGCCGCTGCGCCAGCTGCGCCCGCTGCTGCTTGGCCTACGCCACCACCTGAGAATCCTAGGCCGATCATGATCCGGTTTTTGATCGCCATACTGATCATCTGCGCCAGCATAGATTTGAAGCTGTCCAGAATTGAGTTGACGAAACCTTTGAAGTCCTTGAACCCCTGAACGATGAAGTTAGCAAACGCGTCTGATACGCTTCCAATCCCACCCAACAGCGCGCCGCCCAACTCCTTCCCCATTTCTACGGCAGATTTCGTGCCTTGGGTTAACGATTCGGAGAAGCCCTGCGCGAATGTGGTGGCTTCTTCCAGTGCTTCAGCCACGCTGGACGCGCCGCCGCCGCTGCCAGCGCCGGTGCCGGTGCCGTCAATAGCCGCAGTAACAGTCTTCCCTTCTTTTGCGACCCTCAGCATGTTGTTCCAAAGCCCGCCAAGCGCGCTTGATGCCGTATCTATCCACCTAGTTACAAGTGGTTTGTTTGCGCCTAGCGCGGACATTAACTGGCTCGCGCCCGGGATCAAATTTGTAATGCGAAGGCCAATTCGACTCAACTGTCCGAGGACGCCGCTCATAATGCCAGCGAGTTGCCTCGCTGCGCTAATGGCGGGACCGAACGCTGCGCCCATGCGGGAAATTTCGTTAGCAAGTCCCTGCGCCTGGCCGCCAGCAATAGCGACCTGCTGAGCTAGCCGCGCAGCCTCTGTGCCCAATGCCACAAATGTATCATATGACGCGCGGGATTCGCCTGTGAGGTTTTGCGCCCCGCCTGCTGCCTCCGCCATTGCTTGCGCTACGTCAAGCGCTGCCTGCGCCTGTCCGGTAAGATCGCCGCTGGCAGTTGCAGCTTCAAGCGCCTTGGTGTATCCTGCAGCTTCATCTTTCGTGATTTTAAGACCTTCGGCCAATGCACTGACCTGAGTCGTTAGTGCTGGCAATCTGGCTTGGAAGTCCGACACGGCCAAAGCATTCTGCGCGATTAACAGTTGCTCGATCTGCCCCGCCATTGAGCCGTATTCTTCTCTCAGCGCCGCAAATTCTGGAATGGTGGCATAGGCAGCACTGCCCATTTCTCTGATCGAGGTCGTAGCCCCGTTAACTGGGATTGTGAGATTTTCGGCGTCTTGCGTGAGCAGGTCGATGGTTTGGGACTGTTCATAGAGTGCAATTTTCGCATTACCGCTTGCTATTGCTTGGTCATAAAAGGCGCGCTGCGTGTCGCTCATTACTCCTTTATTCGCAACAAGCTGCAGTCCCATTTCTTTCTGTGCTTCAACGTACTTTTGCACGTCTTCGTAGGGTATTCGCTGGGCGGCCATTTCCGGATTTCCCCTAACGAACGGGATCATGGCTTTGTTGGTATTCGGGTCGTTTATCAATGCTTTTGCAGCGAATATCTGATTTTCTTTCTCTTGCGCTGCAAATGCGGCTTCTGCGGCTGCAAGTTCCACCTTGGCCATTATTGCTTTTTCTTTGCGCAGTTCTGCGCTTGCATTAATCCGGTCTTGAGCCGCCGCTACGTCCACTATTGCTGCATCTACTGCAGCCTTTCCTCCAGCTGTCGTGGCGGTAGCGAGCGACTCCTGTGCGGTTTTAAGGCTGCTGTAGTCGTCGAGCAGCCTTGAGTTCACGGTTTCAAGGCCCTTTATGGTAGAGCCAAGAGACTGCATTGCGCCATCAAAGCTTTGTGCCTCTTTTTTTGTCACCATGATAAGAGCCGCCAATCCGCTTAACACACCAATCGCAAGCGAAAGTGGCCCTCCGAAAAGCGTGACCGCCCTTGAGGCAAACGCCACAGCAGTGAGAGACCTGGCGTAGATGTACGCGGCAACCGTGCTAACCGCCATGCCGGTTGCCAGGGCACCCAAGGAGAGTGCCATCACTTTAACTAGATAACTATTATCGAATATAATTCGCGCAACCGCAGCAAGTGCATCGCCAGTGCTCACCAAAACCAGCGCGAAAGTACCTGATATTCCGGTGGCTTGGTCAAAGACACCAATGATTGCTTGTATGCCTGTTTGGATTCTTTGGAAACCGTCAGTTACGGTTGCGGGCATGAGTGCTGCCTCTTCGCGAACCCTAGAGAGAGAATCGAGCATAGCCCCAGCAAGGACAGACGAAGTTATCCTTCCTTCAGAGGCCATGGACCTTAGTTTTGATACGGCTACTCCAAGTTTTTCTGCGAGTGCTTCAGCAACACGGCCCCCGCTATGCAGCACGGTCTCAAGCCCTTCACCCGACAACTTACCAACGGCCATGGCTCTTGACAAAACTTGCTGAACACTGGCTGCACGCTCACCTTTGGTTGCAGTAATAACCAACATATGGTTAAGTGACTCCGTGTAGTCAGCTGTCGCGTTTGCCCCTAGCCCAAGCTCGCGAAGGACGCCGACATTCCGAGAATAAGCTTGAGAAGTTTGCTGTATAGACGAGTAGGACGCGTTTGAAATATCAACCATGCGCAGCATTAGTTCAGGTGCAGCCTCCATGTCTTTCACAGCAGAGCCAATAGTGCTCTGCATATCCGACCAAGCGTCCGCGTAGTGCATATAAGCTGCAGCCGCTGCGAGAGCCGCTGCGATTGCAGCAGCGGAAGCGAGTGTCTTCATGGCAGAAGACATGGCGTCTGCTGATTGCACAACCTGCTTTTCGGCTTTTTTAGCTGCCGCAGCAACCTCATCGATGGAGCTGGCTATTGCTTCTGTTGATTGCGCCACCTCACTTTCGGCACCGCCACTCGCCGCACCGACTGAATTCATGGCTCTGGACATTGCCGCTGTTGACTGCGTCACCTTACCTTCGGCAATGCCAGCCGCTACGCCGACTGCGTCAATGTCGGTGACAGCAGACCGCATCCCGGAAGAGTCGGCGGCAAGGGTAAGGCGCGCAAAGTCAACCATCGACTTAATCCTCTCGGTTCATAGGCGGAATTCTAAGCGGGCTTTCACCCGCCTGAAACTCCTCGAAATGCGCACGACACATTGCGGCTAGAGTGCTCGTGTCGTGATCGTCCAGCCCCTTCACCCGCGCAAAGGCTGAGACCACTGGCCAGTCGGTTGCGGCTAGCCCCATGCCGTTGCTGCGCACTGGACCAATCTCCATCAATAGCGCGTGCATGTATTCTTCCGGGTCAAGATCAGGCAGGGGGAATACAGGCGGATGACCCGCCTGCTTTGCCATGTCCAGATAGCTGACCATTCGGCTTTTGTTGTTGCCTTTCGGCGTAGCATGAAGCCACCCGAGTTGCGCGGCGTAAAGAATCAGCCCTTCGGCGCGCTTTCCAAAAAATTGGATTGCTCCCCAGCGAAAACCGCGACCTGCTGCGCAAACGGGTAGTTCACCAACTCGTACTTCGGAACCTTTACGGTTTCGCCTTTGCTGTCTTTGGTCTCAATCTCGACAGGATCGCCGTTGGCATCTGTCACAACGCCCATTGCAGGGAATGTCCAATCCAGAAATTCCCTGGCATCGTCGACGGTCAGCCTTCGCTCGCCAGCTTCGACCCCTTCAAACCCGGCGATGAAAGGAATGGCAGCGTCCACAAGTTCGTTGTGTGCATCCTCCATCACTCGATCAGGGGTTTCGACTTTGCCGTTCTTGCGCGCCTTCATGCGTTCTAGCTGCGCTTTGCGTTGAGCCGCTTGGATCGTCGGCGATGCAATACCGCGCACCAAGACGAAAGCCCCCTCGATCGGTTCTCGCGTGTTTGGGTCCATGATCTGCATACGCGCGCCAGCTTCAGCATTGGCGCGCCCGTTGAATTTCGTAAAGTCCATATTGGTGATCCTTATGGTTCTGGTTCAAAGCGGGTCGCGTCGGTGAACCACTCCGCCGCGACCCTACCGTCTGATTGCTCAGGCCGGATTACACGCGGACGATTGCGGTGTTGATCCGAAATACGCCGGTTTGCCCCTTGTAGTTCCCATCTGCTCGCTCAGCATCGGCGACGTTGGCCACCACACCGGCACCGTAGTACAAAATTCCGTCCGGGTCGGTCACTCGGATAGAAATACCTGTGTTGGTGTTGTTTTGCGCGCGAACGATGACCTGGCCTGGGTCCGAAAGAGAGAAGACGTAAGTGAACGAGATTTCGCCACCATCGAGAGCACCGTTGGTGTGCAGCGTCCGCCCCCCAAGCGTCGTCACGACAATATCGGACGACTGATCGCCCAACGCTCCGATTTGCACCATAAGACCGATGGTTCCGGTCCACGTGAGCGCGGCATAGCCCGCCGCGTTGTACGTGGCCGGGAGTGCCGCGACAATAGCCACCGTAGAACCGATAAAGCTGGGAATCGTCGTCATTTGTGTTTTCCTTTATTAGTTGGGTGCGGCAATTCCTCATCAGGGTTTGGCGCGGTTGCGGTGAATTGCAGAACAGCAGTTGGTTCATGCGGAATGACCGTTTGCGTTACGATCAGATCGGGTTCCCCTGGGTCCGGGTCCGGGTCGAAAACAATAGTGATCTGTTTGGCCAACGCCCGTCCGGAAAGGCTTGGCCAGTTGTCAGCTTGGCGGATTGTGTCGTTATCCGTTTCCAGTGTGCCCAATCGCGGGATGACTTGCCCGGTAGGAAGTGTGATTGGGCCTTTTTCGTTGTTCGTGATGGTTGCCATTGGTTAGCCTCTCAAGATTGCGGCCAAAAGGCCATTGCCAGAAGTGATAACCCGGTTGCCTGTTCCGGAGGCAGAAACTGCAGCAAACAGACCCAACCTTGATGACCATGCGACACCTTGCCAGATGTTATCTGCGGCGCTGTCTGTGGTGGCCCAGGTGATCCCGTTGGGTGAAGTCATCACTCGGGTGCTAGCGCCTGTTGAGCCGACTGCGACAAACCGACCTATCTCAGGTGCCCATGCGACTGACTGCCAGCTGTTATCTGCGGCGCTGACCCTGATCGTCCAAACCGTTCCGGCGTTTGATGTCATCACCCGGTTGCCGGTGCCAGTATTAGAAACTGCGGTGAAACGGCTTATCTCCGGTGACCACGCGATTGACTGCCAAGCGTTGTCAGCAGGGGTGGTTCTGATCGTCCAGATGATGCCATCGGGCGAACTCATAGCTCGGTTGCCGGTTCCTGTGTCGGAAACTGCGGCAAACAGGCCGAGTTCCGGTGACCATGCGATGCCCCGCCAATCGTTGTCAGCAGGGGTGGTTCTGGACGTCCAAATGATGCCGTCTGGCGATGTCATCACCCGGTCGCCAGTTCCTGTGCTGGAGACTGCCGCAAACAGGCCGAGTTCCGGTGCCCATGCGACTGCTTGCCAGTTTTGGTTCGAAGCGCTGGCTCTGGTTGTCCAAGTAATACCATCTGGCGAGGTCATCACCCGGTCGCCAGTTCCTGTGCTGGCGACTGCCGCAAACAGGCCGAGTGCCGGTGCCCATGCGACTGACTGCCAAGCGTTATCAACAGCGCTGACTCTAGTCGTCCATGTGAGGCCGTCTGGCGAGGTCATCACCCGGTCGCCAGTTCCTGTGCTGGCGACTGCGGCAAACAGCCGCAACTCGGGGGACCATACGATTGACTGCCAGTTGTTGTCGACGGCGCTGACTCTGACTGCCCATATTTCCGCAAGACCGCCCGACCGCAAGTCTGCATTAGGGTGCAGATAAGCCCGAATGCTATCAAGCGGGACTGTCACTGCATCACCCGCCGCCATCGCGCCGAACGAAAAACCCGCAGATATGTCGAGATTTCCAATCCCTGCAACCGGCCACGTAGCGCCAGCAAGACCACTGATCGTCGGGGTCATAGAAGCACCAGTCGGATTACGCAGCGTGAGAATGTCGCCGGGGTTATATTCGATGCGGCGGCTATCCCCAGCCAGAGACAGTTGAAACGGGATAGCGCCGCGCGGACGAATAGAAGTTGCTGGAACGGTCATTTTCTTAATTCCTCAAAATAGAGCCAATAAGGCCGCTTCCTGATGTGATTGCGATGACGCCTTGCAGATATGCACTGATCGAGTCCATACGCACGACGATGCCAGTACCCGCCGCAATGGCTCCCAAGGGCAAGCCAGCCGAAACGCTGACCGTGCCTACACCCGGAGCTGGCCATGTCGTCCCACCCGCGCCGTCAATTGTCGGGGAGATAGAGCTGCCAGTCGGGTTTCGCAGCGTGAGAATGTCTCCGATTTCATAGGTCAGGCTGTCGGTGCCATTCAGGGTAGTCAGAACAAGGACGCGTGACCCCGCTCCGCTCATTGATGTCGCAGTAATGGCTGGCATGGTCGCCGCCTCCTTTGTGTTAGTGCTCGGTGTTCGCGCTCAACCCCGCGCGCGTGGGATTTACGAAACCTGAAACGTAACGCGAACCGGCTTGTACCACCGCTGATCCGCATTGAAACCTTGCAACGGTTCGGAAGGCTTAGTGATCGTAATTTCCAATCCGCCGCTAACAGCCAATCGCAAACCTTTTGGGAACAAGTCGGCGATGTCCTGCGCCTTGCGACTGGCGACGTCTGTACTGGTACCTTCCTGCGCCGCTACTTTTACCATTACGAAGCCTTCGGCAAGTTCAGCACCGCCAGCCAAGGCTACGTCGGTGCGACCCGTCTGAACAATTTCCACCACGATGAACGGCACGGTCCCCGGCGCGTTCTGGTTTGGCCACGCTATAGGCCAAACCAGCCCAGCACCGGCGAATCTAGCCTTGATCACAGCCTCAATATCGGCGTCATTCATGATCGGACCTCCGCCACACGCTTGTTGACAAACTCGCTGAATCGGGCAGCGTTGGCTCCGACGAAGTGCCGCCCTGCCTGATTGCGTGTGCGGCCAAGACTGTCTTCTCCGACAAACCCTACTTCAATCATGTATGCGTAAGGCGCAGTCCACGAAAACCGAATGATTTCGCCAATCTCAAAATCCAACAGCGCGGTTTCGTAAACTGCCGGGCCTGACGCACCGTCATTAACTTGCAGGCTGTTGATCAACTCAGCTTCGGCAACTGGTATCTTGCCCACGACAAAGGAAGTAGCACCCTTTGAAATTGCAAGTTGTGGAGTTTGAGCAGCTTCCATCACATCAGAGATGGCATTGACCGCGACGTACCTGAGGCTTTCCTTTGTGAGATCAGCCCAGTCCTTAACCTGCGCTGTAAAAGATTTTGTCATAGCGTCACCTCTTTGGCAGAACCGGGCGGTAGATTGCGATGCATCGGCACCCAACAGAATGAGTCGCTCCGCCGCGTGGATCGTGGGGGTAGGCCATTGCGGTCCCGTCACCCATGATGAAATACTCGCCGATCTGGATAATTGTCCCATCCATTGCGACGTGATCCTTGCGCGGCTTTTGGGAAAGGTTATGCTGCCAGCGAACAGTTACGCCGTCAATATCCGGCCTTTCCAGAATCTGCAACCAGCCCTCGTGTCTGCCCGCTGCCTGAGCGGTAAAGGTCTCGTTGCGAGCCACCCTTTGCCCGCGTAGTTTGAGAGACTTGCTGCGGTGTCCCTGTTCGATTCGCGCCAATTCTTCGGGAGTCAATATCCGACCATCCGCAATGGCCCTTTTTATCATCGGGTCGAACCGCAAGTCGCGTTCTTTTCTGTCAAGATACGCAGACATTGATTTCGCATTACCTGAACTTAGTTCACTCATTCCTCTGACGATAGACTGTTCCTGAGGGCGGGTCAAACCGATCACGCCCCCCTGTCTCACGCCATCCGGCCCGGCACGACCCGTCAGGCGAAGAGCTGTTGTCCGGGTAGTCACGTTCTCGGAAAGACTTTCAAGTATGGTCTCACGCGCCGCACTCATCGCGTCCTCGCTGACGTTCGTGACCATGTCAGCGCCGAACCGCGACAGATAAGCTTCAGCTCTCAGGTGTGCGCCGTTGAAGCCAAACTGACCCAAGACAGACTTGGGCATTGCCAGCGCCAAAGACTGACCGCCTGCAATATAAGCGGATCGCACCGCCTCTTGAAGCGGATACATAACACCTTGGTCTATCCTGAAAAGGGCAACAGCGGCTTCAATGTCTCCAGCGTTCAGTGCGGAAATAAGAGCGCGTCGGTCTATCGAGTTTCCCGCCTGCCGAATTGCGGCAAGAAACGCGTCTCGGATGATAGGCTCATACTTCGCCAATAGCGCATCGACCTGGGCTTGCTGCGTGACCTGGTTAGGGAATGCCATGTGATCATTCGCCTTCGTGACGCTTCAGCGCAAAACCGTGAGCGTGGGGGATGTTCACCACGTCCCATCCCAGTAATTTCATGTCATCCCTGCCGCGCCGGATGGCATTGCGGACGCTTGCTTCGGCGTTTATCGGTCTGGCATAGTCTGATTTCCAGACGCCATTAGTCAAAGCGCCGACATTGAGGGGCCCACCCCCGGCGCGTTCCAGAGTGCGGACGATCTGCGCCAGCGTCGGCGGCACAAACCATTCCACGGTTTTCAACGCTACCGCACAGGTGATAGGTTGATTGCAGCACGGGCAGGCTTGCACGGTCATGCTCCCTTAAAAATTCGCAAGCGTGTATCGCCAGACATCGGCCACTTCGTCATGGGTCAGGGCGGGCACCTGAGGCAACCGGTCCCGATAGATTTCTATCGTCTCCAGCACAGTATCGAACCTGAAACTGTCCGAGGCGCGCAGGCCCTTCAGCGTGGCATAGGATAGCGGATCGGCCTTTTGCAGCGCCGTCTCCAGCCCATCCCAGAGCAGATCAAACCCGGACAACGCCAGCAGAAACGCGAATTGCGCCCGGTTAAGATCGGGCAGCGGATCGGCATAGGCGTCGATGATTGCCTGCACCGCCTTGTCGTCACTCGCCTCCCAGACCCCGTCAACCTGCGACAGGCGCAATCCGGCAGCGGCAATCGCCTCATGCAGTCCATAGCCCTTTTCGATATAGGCAATCATCGTCCCGTCCTCCTGATCTATGTCGAGCGCATCCATATGCCAGTGCCTGTAATGGTCGTGGCGCTGGTGACCTCGCTGACCAGATAGCCCCACGGGTCGGTTGCGGCGGTGGCATAGGTCAAGGTGCGGCGCAGCACCTTGCGCGGGTTGGTCGTGATGCCGGCGGTGGTCAGTTCCGGGGTTGCCGCTGTCCCAAATATCGTCAGGGTAGGAGCCGCTGAATGCCGCACCCCAACCCAATAGGTCACGCCCTTGCGCAGGGTCTGCGACACGGTTGCCTCCTTGACGCCGGTACTGGCAGTGTCGAGCGTTGCGGTTTCCACGATCAGCGCGGCTGGCTTGCCGTTTGTATCGGACGCATAGAGGACGATCTTGACCGTGGAACCGGCGTTAGAGTTGGTGCAGTTGACGCTGAGCCGGTCGATGGTCATATCGCCGCGCGGGATGAACGGGTAGATGTCCATCCGGTCTGCCGCCCCGATCAGGGTGCCCAACCCACCGCTCGACCCGCCCATGGTCATTGGCACATAATGGCCGGTGCCTGGGGCCTGATGCGGAATTTGTCCGGCATCGATGATACACGTCTTCCCGTTCAGCCGCATCCGCATCTGGCCAGTGGTCGAATTGTACCACGCCTGCCCATCGGTAGGGGACGCCGGATCGGAAGCCAGCGACGGTAACACAGCAACTGCATCAACGTAGGCTTTATTGGCAGCGTCCCCAGAGTTAGAGGGGGTCGGGAGATTGAGGATTTTGGCATCGCTACCAAAATCATAATCAATGAATATCGGTTTGGTTGCCATGGCTTACGCGATCACAACAGCCCGTAGTGCATTTGACGCCGGGGCAGTATTGACGAGAATGGTCACGGCATTCACGCTTGTCGACCGAACTTCTGCTTCAACTTGGCGCTGTGACCCCCCGGTTTCCCTGATGAAAACCTGTACGTCCGCCGTATTAAGGTTGTGCGTGATGACGTAAGACGTAGCC